AATAACTGTAAAGGAAACACACATAGGATGTGTGTACCCGTTGTGGCTACGGCTTCTTAAACCGGTTACACCATCCCAACCCTGTCTTACAGGGCGGTGCGTAGTGTCGCAAGCTTCTTGTGCACTACCACTTCTTCAGGGAAGAAATATACTTCCCTGGGGATGTTGAGGGGCTTTCCCTCGACACACCAGTCGACCAATTTGGTCACTAGTGCATCCCTATCCGTACTGTCGAGAACAGTATCGGACGTGGGCAAGTTCCACGAGATATTCTCGTAGAACTTATCCTGCCTCGCCTTCCAAGGTATGTTTTCATACGACTTGGAACGGTACGGGTCTATCCCGTGCCGAAGGCTAACTTCCGGAAATAAGAGATCGCGGAAGAGGTACGGTCGTCCAATGAGGTCAATGGCCTCATGGACGTCCAAAAGGCGCAAACGCTTTGCGTATGCAGCTTTGTCCTTGTATCGGAGATTTCTCCATACCAGGAATGGGTCTTCTGTGCCCGACGGATCGAGCCAGCCCTTGACGAGACACTTGTCAAACAAGTCCTCGTCTCCTACTCCACGAGTCAAATCTGCGTTGAGTAGGGTTGCCCGGATTTCATCTTCGATGGAATCGAGGCTAATACCACGTGCACGTGCGTTCGTCGCGAAACTCGCGAGGACACGCCGTAGCATATGCGTGGCGGATCCATCAAGTACGGACTTGATGGACCAAAGGACATTATCGGGTATCGCCCGAAATGCCGCCTTCAGATCGGTCTTTGACCGATGGTAGGCAGGAGCTTCAATACCTCCCAGTGAGACTGGAAGGTATCTGAACGCAAGATCGGCTGGTAGGTAACCTACCATCCGTTGCTCCCAACGTTTGCTGAAGAGGGGAATCAAAGATTCAAACCCTCCTCCGAGCCAGGCCAGCATGCCATGCATCTGGCGAGCCTTGCCAATGGCAGGGTTTGGCTCATCTTTTCCCTCGTGCTCCTTAGCACATGGGGAAAAGAGCCTCACTTTCATCGAATCGATGTGAGGCTGCTCTGCGTACGGCACGTCTCGAAGAGGAATTTTCCTCTTCCAGATCATGTCGTCACGCAGACCTACCGTGAGGAGCATCTCCTCACAGTAGAAACCACCACGCGAACTTAAAAAGTTTTGCGGCCACGAAACGGACATTCCGTTTAAATCGTGGTTTCGAGAAATTCTCGAAAGGTACTCCAGCGGACCTTGACCAAAATGGTCATCGCCCGAACAGGCAAACCACCTCCACTTTGAAGGTGGGAAGCCCTGCAGCTGGTCCAGACGGTAGAGAAACTCTCCGTCTGGGGCGTCTATCATTCCATAGACGTACCGGAGATAGGCCTCGGCTTCTGCACAAAGGTTGTGCAT